CGGACGGCAGCCCGGTGCAGATGGGCGACACCGTCACCCCGCCCCAGGCTCTGGCGAGAGCCCTGGCGGACGTCCAGAAGTTCGAAGGGGCGCTCAAGCAGTGCGTGAGGGTTCCTCTGCACCAGCACGAGTACGACGCCTTCCTGAGCTTCGCCTACAACGTGGGGGCGGGGGCGTTCTGCAACTCGACCATGGCGCGCCGGCTGAACGTCGGGGACTACGCCGGGGCGTGCGCCGAGTTCGAGAGGTGGACCTTCTTCCAGGGCCGGGACTGCAGAGACCCGTCCAACCGCTGCCAGGGTCTGGCCAAGCGCCGGGCCGATGAACGAGCGAAGTGTGAGGGTCGATCATGAGCCGCCTGGGAAGCGCCGTATTGGGCCTTGTGGCCGTTTTGCTGGCCTCGGTGACCCTGTACCTCTACCTCGACCGCCTGCAGGCTCTGAGGGCCGTTTCCGTGGCTCAGAAGGAGCTTGCCGAGGCGCGTGCGGCTTGGGCGGGGGAGCGCGAGGGTCTGGCCCAGGCGGCGCTGCGGGAGTCGGAGAAGGTACGGCAGTTGGAGTCGGATTGGCGCAACAGGCAGTCGGAGGTGCAGAAGGATGCTCAGGAACGAATTCGCGCGGCCGCGGTTGATGCTGCTCGTGCTCGGGATGCTGCTGGCATCTTGCAGCGTCGTGCCGAAGCCCTCGCCGCCCAGTGCAGTCGTGATCAAGCCGGCCCAGATCCCGCCTTTGCCGAGCGAGGCGCGGCAGCCGCCGACCCCGGAACTGTGCTCACCAACATGCTCAGAGGGGTTGCGGCAGCGGCTGCGGAGCTTGCTGCAGTAGCGGACGCCCGTGGAGCGGCCGGCGCTGCTTGCGAGAAAGCCTACGGGGTGCTGAAGTGAGCAAGACCGACCCGGGGAAGTGGAAGCGCATCGTCGCTGACGTCAAGGCGTCGGGCAAGGGCGGGTCTCCAGGTCAATGGTCGGCGCGGAAAGCCCAACTTGCCACGCAGAGGTATCAGAAGGCGGGCGGGGGTTACAAGGGGCCGAAGAGTGCGGATAATTCCCTCTCAAGGTGGACGCGCGAGGACTGGGGCACGCGCTCAGGGAAACCGTCCACCCAGGGGCCGGAGGCGACCGGCGAGCGGTATCTGCCCAAGGCGGCGCGCGAGAAGCTGACCCCTTCTGAATACGCGGCCACCACCCGGGCGAAGCGCGAGGGCACGAAGCGCGGACAGCAATATGTCCCGCAGCCTGAATCCATCAAGAAGAAGGTGTGGTGATGCCTGCGGTGGTGATGACCTACGACAGTCTGGTGCTCGACATCCGGAGCTATCTGGAGCGCACCGACACGTCCACGCTGGACAAGATCCCGACCTTCATCATGCTGGCCGAGCAGGTGATCGCCTCGGAGTTGAAGTTCCTCGGGAACCTGACCGTGGCCACGAGCCAGATGGTTCAGGGGCAGGCCACCATCGACAAGCCTGCCCGTTGGCGGAAGACGGTCTCGATCAACGTCACGGTCAACGGCGAGCGCCGCCCGGTGCTGCTGAGGAAGTACGAGTACCTGCGGGAGTACTGGCCGGATCCGGCGCAGGAGGATTCGCCCCTGTACTACTGCGACTACGACTACACCCACTGGTTGGTGGCGCCGACTCCGGACGCGGACTACAACTACGAGGTGTTGTACTACGAGCGGGTTCAGCCTCTGGATGAATCGAACCAGTCGAACTGGTTCACCCAGTACGCGCCCCAGGCTCTTCTGTACGGCTCTCTGCTGCAGGCGATGCCGTTCCTGAAGAACGACGACCGTGTTCCGTTGTGGCAGGCCCAGTACGACAAGGTGATGCAGGTGCTGAAGGTCGAGGATGTCGCACGCATCGGTGACCGTCAAACGATCGCGAGGGACGCATGAGCTTCAACAGTCCGTTCACCGGCAACGTCATCGTCCCGACGGACGTCTCCTATCGCAGCATCACGCTGTCGGCGAACACGACGCTGGAGTGGCCGATCAACGGCAACGCCACGCCCAACTACGCCGCACGGATCATGAACGTCACGGCCACGGCCGGGGGGTTGGTCTTGCGGATGCCGCCGGCCAATCAAGCCTCCGTGGGCCAGGACGCGCTGATCCGCAACGTGGGGGCCAACTCCTTCACCGTGGCCGACTACGACGGCAACGTGATCGTGGTGGTGGCCGCGAGCGAGGCGAAGTACATCTACATCACGGCCAACCCCGACGAGGCGGGAACCTGGGGCGTGGTGGCCTTCGGGGTGGGTACGTCTGCGGCGGACGCGGGCAGCCTGGACGGCTACGGCCTGACGGTGATCGGCTCGACGCTGAACACCTCGCACCCGGTGCAGACCTTCTCCTCGGCGTACACCGCAGTGGCGGCAGACCGGGCGCAGACGTACGTCTGGACTGGTGGAGCGGGCACGCTGACGCTGACGTCATCGGGGACGCTGGGCAACAACTGGTTCATGCTGCTGCGCAACGGAGGCACTGGCACCCTGACGGTTTCCCCATCGGGTGGGGATCAGATCGACGGCGCGGCGACGATCACCCTGCAGCCGGCAGACTCGGCAATCATCTGCTGCTCGGGCACTGCGTTCTTCACGATCGGCATCGGCAAGAACACCGACTTCAACTTCAGCCAGAACACCAAGGCGGTGGTCTCGGGGGCGTACACCCTGAGCGCTTCGGAGGCCGCGAACCCGATCCAGAAGTTCACCGGCACCCTGTCGGGCAACGTGACGGTGACGGTGCCGCAGACGATCGCGGTCTACTACATCACGAACCAGACGGATGGCACGGGCGCGGGCTACACGGTCACCTTTACCACGGGCGTGCCCGGCGGCGCGGCCGCAGTGGTGCCTGCGGGCCAGCAGGTGATCTTGCTGTGCGACTCTTCGAACCTGTTCAACGCTTCGACCATTGCGGCCGGCGCCTCGAACATCTCGCTCGATGACGGTTCGGCGTCGACGCCGTCCTTGAACTTCGCCACCGAGCTCACCACGGGCGTCTACCGCCCGGGTTCTGCCGAGTGGGCTGTCGCCATCCTGGGTGTCCAGCGGCTGCGCCTGCAGGCCAGCGGGCTGACGATCGTGGGCAACGTCTCCGGCGTCAACGGGGTGTTCTCGGGCAACGTCTCGGGGGTGAATGGTTCCTTCACCGGGCCGGTGTCCGGCACCACTGGGACGTTCAGCGGGGCTGTCTCTGGCACCACGGGAACCTTCAGCGGGGCGGTTTCCGGGACGACGGGGACGTTCACCTCGGGCGTCAGTGGCGGGACGTTCTGATGACGCAGAAGGTCTTCGCCCTCGACACGCAGCCCGGCATCCAGCGGGACGGGACGGTCTTCGACCGGCTGTTCTACACCGACGGCCGGTGGGTGCGCTTTCAACGTGGCCGGCCGCGCAAGATGTTCGGCTACCGGCGCATCAGCGACAAGCTCAAGGGCCCGTCTCGGGGCATCTGGGTCAACGCGCTGAACGCCTTCAACTACGTCTTCAACGGGCACGAGTCGGGCCTGCAGGTGCTGACGATCGATGACTTTGGTGTCGGTGCAGGCATCTCCAACTTCACCCTGTCGAACTTCACCTCGAACCCCAACAACCTGTGGCAGTTCGACGGGTTCTACAACGTCACCGGCGGAGTTGCTTCCCTGGTCGCCCACCCGGGCCAGAACCTGAGCGCGATCGACAGCACGGCCAACACCCCGGTGCTGATCGGCGACATCAACGGCACCTCGATGTCGCAGATCGGGGTGTTCACCGACTCGCTGACGCTGAACGGCACGACGACGGCAACGCTGGCCGCGGCGAACATCCGCATCGGCGCCGGGCAGACGGTGACGGGGACGAACATCCCTGCCGGCACGACGGTGGCGTCTGTCGTTGGCACGACGGTGACGCTGTCCCAGGCCGCGACGGGATCAGGCACGGTGACGGCGACCTTCAACAACAACATCTCCGTCTCGGGCGGGGTGGTGGTGCTGCACCCCTACGTGTTCGTGTACGGCAACGACGGGCTGATCCAGAACTGCTCGGCCGGAGACCCGACGGACTGGGTGTCGGCAGACGCGAACGCCACGAACGCGGCCACGGGCAAGATCGTGAAGGGCCTGCCGGTGCGAGGTGGCTCTAACAGCCCGTCGGGCCTGTTCTGGAGCCTGGACAGCCTCGTGCGCGTGTCCTACGCCCCGCAGAGCCTGGGGGTGGCGGGAACGGCCAACTTCGCCGCGCCGACGTTCTGGCGCTACGACATCATCTCCTCGCAGACGTCGATCATGTCTTCGTCCAGCGTGATCGAGTACGACGGGATCTACTACTGGTGCGGGGTGGACCGCTTCCTGCTCTACAACGGGGTGGTGAAGGAAATCCCCAACCCGATGAACCAGAACTGGTTCTTCGACAACCTGAACTACTCGCAGCGGCAGAAGGTCTGGGCATCGAAGGTGCCGCGGTTCGGCGAGATCTGGTGGTTCTACCCCCGAGGCAACTCGGAGGAGTGCAACGACGCGGTGATCTACAACGTGCGCGAGAACACGTGGTACGACGTAGGTCAGGCGGTGGGCGCCAGGAGATCGGCGGGCTACTTCTCCCAAGTCTTCGCCTACCCGGTGCAGGCAGACTGGGAGACGTCGGTCAAGACGACGGTGACGACCATCTCGACGTCCGTGACGAGCGGCAGTCCGCTGCTGCTGCTGGACACGTACAACTCGCTGGTGGAGGTCGACCAGATCGCCGAGGCGACCCAACTGCCGGCCGGCACGACGGTGGTGACGATCCAGTCGAGCGGCGTGAAGACCCTGGGGGCCATTACGGCGGGCTCAGGCTACGTCGACAACACGTATGCTGGTGTACCCCTTACCGGCGGCTCCGGGCTCGCTGTAGAGGCTTCTGTGACCGTTGCTGGGGGTGTTGTCACGGCGGTGGTCATCACCGCGGTGGGCGCCGGGTATCAGGTGGGTGATGTGCTGAGCGCCGACAACGCCGACCTGGGCGGGACGGGGGCTGGGTTCTCGGTGCCGGTGACGGCGATCTACGCGCAGATGATCGAGTTGTCGGCCAACGCGACGGCGTCGGCGTCGACGACGGTGACGTTCAGCACACCTCCCGGGCTGGTGAAGCTGTACCAGCACGAGGTGGGCCGCGACGCGATCGACGGCTCTGAGGTGCTGGCCATCGAGAGCTACTTCGAGACGAACGACCTGGGGTGGGTGTCTGGCGGGCCGTCGCAGCCGTCTCCTGAAGGGCCCAACCGCTGGCTGAGGCTGGAGCGGGTGGAGCCGGACTTCATCATGTCGGGCGAGATGGAGCTCTACGTCACGGGCCGACCCTACGCGCAGTCTGACGACGACACGTCGGCGCCGTACGTCTTCGACCAGGACACGAACAAGATCGACATGCGCGAGCAGCGCCGGGAGCTTCGTTTGAAGTGCCGCAGCAATGTGGCCGGCGGGGACTACCAATTGGGCAAGCTCATCCTGAACGCCGACGTGGGCGACGTGCGGGGATACTGATGGTCGTCTACGACCCGCGCTTCCACACCTTCGAGTCCTGGGCCTGCCTCATGGTGGAGCTCTATGCTGCGCAGCAGTTGGAGATTCCCACTGCGCAGACGGACTGGAAGAAGTGGGGCGAGGGCTTGAAGGCCATCGACGTGTTCACCAACGAGGCGATCCCTGGTCCCGGGCCGTTCCAGAACTGGCAGGACTGGGCGGCGGCTCTCGTGAACGCCGTGGCCATCGTGTCACCGCAGGCGAGGAGCCCGGGCAGATCATGAGCATTCAGCTTATTCCCACCGCCTACGTCCACCAGAACTGGGCGGCGGTTGAACCCTTCATCGACGCGGCGTCTGAGTGGGCCAATGGCGACTTTACGGTGGATCAGCTTCGTGCTGATCTTGGACAGGGCAGGGCATTCCTGTATTGCGCGAAGGATGGCCAGTCGGTGACCGGCGCGGCGGTGGTGGCGTTTCAGAACGGCAGGAACAAGCGGGTGGCTTTCGTTCTGAGCATGGGCGGGAGACTGATCGCCAATCAAGAGAACTTCGAACAGTTCGCCGCTCTGCTCAAGCAGGCCGGGGCCACGCACATCGGCGGCTCTGGCCGGCCCGCAACGGGGCGCCTGTGGTCGCGCTTCGGGTTCCGCGAGAAGAGCGCGACATACGAGAGGCCGGTATGAGATACAAGCACTGGGCGTGCGAATTCCCTGATCTCGACCTGCGGGCGTTCCGGCCTGTCGCGGGGCGGATGCGCCTGTACGGCGATGGCGGCGGTGGAGATGGTGGCGGGGGTGAAGTTTCGACCGTAGGGCTTGATGCTCTTGGCGGAGATCCGTCTGTTGGGGTGGGCCTGACCGGCGGTTTGTCTGGCGTCCCAGGCGAAATCTCTCCTGGGGGTGGATTGACGGGAATCGTCACCTCGACCGGCAACATCGTTGATCAGGGCGGCAATGTCATTGCTTCGCCAGACTCAGACTCGTCGCCCCCTCAGATTCCGTTTTCTCCGCTCAACAATCCATTCGCCATTACGCCGCAATTCGGGTTCAACATCAACAACATCAATGGCGCCGCTCTCAACGCGCTGTTGAGTGGTGGCCTGAATCTGAGCCAAATTTCCGGCACTCCTCAACATGCTGCCGCGCAGGAGGCGGCGGCGCAGCAAGCTGCTGCCGAAGCCGCTGCTCAACAGGCGGCAGCACAACAGGCGGCTGCTGAAGCTGCGGCGCAACAAGCGGCAGCGCAGCAAGCGGCGGCAGAGGCTGCGGCGCAGGCGGCGGCACAGGCTGCCGCTCAGCAGGCTGCGGCAGAAGCGGCGGCGCAGCAGGCCGCGCAACAAGCGGCGGCGGCGCAGGCGGCAGAGCAAGCCGCTGCGCAGGCTGCTGCGCAGGCCGCAGCCCAGCAGGCGGCTGAAGCCCAGGCTGCTGCACAGCAAGCCGCAGCAGAGGCTGCAGCACAGCAGGCGGCGGCAGAACAGGCGGCGGCAGAGGCGGCACAGCAGGCTGCCGCGCAGGAGGCGGCAGTACAGGCTGCCATGCAGGCAGAGGCCAGCGCCGTTGCGGCAGCGCAGGCCCTGAACAATGTCGTCCAAGACGCCTCCGGTGGCGGTTGGCAGACCGGCAGTGGTGCGCCGCTGGCTTCGGCCGGGCTGAACATCTCGCTGGGGCTGGACCCCAACACGCCGGGATTCGGCGCCTTGGCACCGACGATCGCGCCGCCGGCAGGGCAGATGACGCTGGAGTCCGCCGCGGCCGCGCTGGGCATGACGCCTCAGCAACTGCAGGAGGTGCAGGCCCAGTCCTCATTGGTGGCGGGCGTGCCGGGCATGGTGTCCACCTCGGGCCTGGACCTCACGACGCTGAACCAACTGTCGGAGATGGGGTTTGGCAGTTCGCCGGTGTCGAATTCGCAGACGGTCGATCAGGCGATCGCGGCGATGAACGCGCACAACTTCCTGAACGAGAACATCGGCTCAATCATGGGGGCGTTGGTGCCGGGCGCCGGAACGTTGATCGCCGGCACCCAGGCGCTTGGCGGGGCGCTGAGCGGTGTGATCTCGCCGCAGCAGGCCCTGGGGCACGTGGTCGGGCTCACCCCGATCAGCGAAGCCCAGATGGCTGCCATCATCGCCAGCAGCCCCGAGGCCGGCGGGATGCAGACGTCTGACGGCATCGACACCGCGACGGCAGACGCGGATTCGATCGCCATCAACGACATGATCAGTCGAGGCATCTTGCCCCCTGCGGCGGCGAACCAGTCTCGCTCTGGCCGCAATTGGCTGGTGAACTATGTGCTTCGCAACTTCGCCGCGCCCGCCATCGGATCGGTTGTGTCCGATCTGGTGCCCAGCGGAATCGGTGCGCTGGAGCAGATTGCCGAGCGCGCGATCACGACGGGCGCCTTGGCCGGGCTCGCTGGCGGAAGCGTTGGTCAGGCGGCGCTCGGCAGTGCCGCCAGTTCTGTGGCCGGGCTTGTGGGCAACGAGCTCGGCATCCCGCAGAACGTCGCCCAGGCTGGACTGGATCTTGTGACGACGGGGCAGGTGAGTCCCGTGCAGGCGGTGCGCGCTGGCTTGGAGCTCGCGCAAGACTTCGAGCGCCAGCGTCAGGCAGAGCAAGATCGGCTCATCAACGAGGCATACCGCGATCCGTCGCGCGCCTTGGACGTGCTGCAGGGCGGCGCGGAAGTTGGCGATGGAGGCTATGACCTGGGCGACGCAGGAGAAGGCGTCTTGGTCGCCGGCCCGCCGGACTTCTCTGGCCCCGACCGGACGGCGCAGAAGATGCAGTTGGCCGAGTACATCAGGGAGCAGGCGGCAAAGGGAGTGCGGGGGTTTGAGATTTCCCCCACTGGCGTGCTGGAGGTTTTGGATCCAGACAGCGGAGTCACCCATCAATTCACTTCCGACGGAAGCGCCATCGGGTCTGCGACGACTGTGTTCGCGACCAGAGATGGCCGCGACGTGGCCGGCACCGGGCAGGAAGTCAAGGATTTCTTGTCGTCCCCATATGTGTCGTCGTTGTTTGAGGGGCGAACCAGCGAAACCGATCCCGGCATGTTGATTTCGGGTAGGTATTTGGTGCCCGAGATCACGGAACCTGAAGGCGGCTCTCTCGGTCAAGGTGTAGCCTACACCGAAGAGCAGATGAGGGAATTGCAGCGCGAGCTGGAAGAGGAGCGCCTCGCCGAGGCCATGGAGGCGCTCAACCCGCCAGTGAATCTGCCGTCTGGCGTTGACACTTCGGGCGACTACGGCCAGTCGGTGTTTGATGCGCTTGACCGCGCCGACAGCCAGCAGGCTCAGCAAGGCGTCCAAACGGGCGCACAAGACCCGATCGTGCAGCAGCAGGGGGTGACCTCCGAGCAGGTGCAGCAGATCGTCTCTGAGGCCATGCAGTCCAACCCGAGCCTGACCGAGCAGCAGGTGCGCGACATCGTGAGCGGGGCGGTGCAGTCGCTGCCTGCCGGCCTGACGCAGCAAGATGTGTCGACGGTGGTGAACGATGCCATCAGCCGGTTGCCGTCCGCACCGACGACGGCGGACATCGACTCGGCGGTGAGCCGCGCCATGACTGACGTGGCGACCAAGTCGGACGTGCAGCGGGCCATTGCCGGCATTCAGTTCCCTGCGGGTCTGTCGGAGGCAGACGTTACCCGGGCGATCACTGACTACATGCAGCAGAACCCTGGTCTGTCGCCGCAGGATGTTGCCGCCCAGGTCGGCGAGCAGTTGAGGCAGCTTCCAACCTACGCGACACCCTCTGACGTCGATGCGGCCATCAATCGTGGCCTGACGGGCTACGCCACGAGCGCTGATGTGACTGGCGTGCAGTCGCAGGTCTCGCAGTTGGGCACCAACCTGAACGCGGCGATTGCGGACGCGCGGGCTGCGGGCTTGCAGGGCGATGCTGCGTTGCAGGCCGGGCTGAACACCTTGGCGGGCAACCTCGGCACGACGAAGTCGGATCTGCTGGCGCAACTCGGTCAGACTGAGGAATCTCTGCGATCGCAGTTCCAGACTGCGCTGGGCGGCGTCGAAGCGGGCTTGACGGGCCAGATCGGCGGACTGCGCCAGGAGGTCGCGCAGCAGTACCAGTCCCTGTCTGACGCGCAGAAGGTCGAGGTCAACAACCGAATCCAGCAGGGGCAGAGCCTAGAGGCGGCGATCGCTGGGGTGCAGTCTGGCCTGGAACAGCGCCTGTCGGGCGTCCAGGCGGGTTTGACGCAGCAGGTGTCGGACGTTGACCGCCGGCTGAACGAGCGCGTCGACCAACTGATGCAGCAGGGGGTGGATTACCAGACGGCCACGAACCAAGCCCTGCGCGAGGTGACGGGTGAGCTCGGCGCCCTGGGCGAGCAGCAGCGCGAGCAGGCCGGGCAGACCCAGACGGCCATCTCGGGGGTGGAGTCGCGCCTGGGTGGGCGCATTGACCAACTGATGCAGCAGGGTCTGACGTACCAGTCCGCAACCGATCAGGCTCTGCGCGAGCTTTCTGGCGGGCTGGGAGCGCTGGAACAGCAGCAGGTTGCGCAGGGCGCCGCGACGCAGACGGCCATCGGCGGGGTCGAGTCTCGCCTTGGCGCGCGGGTTGACGAGTTGATGCGGCAGGGTTCGTCCTACCAGCAGGCCACCGATCAAGCCCTGGGCGAACTGAGCGGCTCGGTATCGACCATCGCGCAGCGTCAAACCGAAGAGGCTGCGGCGCGCGAGGCGGCGGCGGCGGAAGAGCGCCGGCAGTACGAGCTCAAGCTGCGGCAAGACCAAGAGCGGCAGATGCTCAACCTTGGCACGTCGATGATGGGCCGTGGCTCCCCGGCGGTCTCGGACCCGTACAAGGCCACCTTCTTGGCCCCGTTCATCGTGGGCGGCGAGGCGCCGAAGGAGTTCAAGAGCGCGCTGTCGGGGTTCCTGAGCGGCGCCATGAAGGGAGACTTTCTGCCTGATGAGCCCGCAGCGCCGCGCCGGCAGGAGCCGGCCGAGCAGCAGTTCTTCGACGGCAGTCTCATCGCGCCCAATCCGCTGGAGATGTACAGCCCGCAGGAGGAGTATTCCGGCCTGTTCGGTTTCCGCTCTGGCGGGCTGGTGCCGCTGATGGCTCAGGGCGGAACTCGGCACGGCCACAACGCTCATGGTGCCTTGAGGGTGCTGGAGCATTCTGGCAAGCACCGGGTGGACTACCGCCAGGGTGACGCGGTGACGGGGATTGGAGACGGGCAGTCGGACGACATCCCGGCAATGCTGGCGGACGGGGAATTCGTGATTCCGGCCGACGTTGTTGCGGCTTTGGGCAACGGGTCAACGAAGGCGGGCTCCGATAAACTGTACGAGATGATGCACAACATCCGGCGGCATCATCGATCAACGGGCCCGAAGGACTTGCCCCCGCCTGCCAAGTCACCGCTGGAGTACATCAAGCGCAGGAGAGATCGATGAGCATCACGCAAGGCAGGGCGCTGCCGGACGTCACCGTCACCACGACGAAGACGGACACCGCGCCGGACTACTACACCACCTACCTGCAGGGTCTGGCTGGTGCCGGCGAGGCAGCCACGGGCCGCACTGCGGCACAAGGCATCGCCGGGTACGACCCGTTGCAGACCACCGGGTACGGCATGGTCGAGTCCGGGGCGGGGGCGTACAAGCCGGCGCTGAAGGGTGCTGGGGCGACGGCTCAGACGGTAGCCGGGGGGTTGGACACTGCCAGGATCGGGCAGTTGATGGACCCCTACCGGACGAACGTCGTCGACGAGATGGAGCGTCTGGCGCAGCAGAACATCCAGCGCAACGTGCTGCCCTCGCTGAAGGCGGGGTTCGTCGGCCGGGGTGACCTGGGCAGTTCGCGGTACGCTGGGGCGCTCGGGCAGTCGCTTGCGGACATCCAAGCCAACCTGACTGGCCAGCAATTCGGGGCTCTGTCCAAGGGCTACAGCGAGGCGCTGAAGACTGCGCTGGACGAGCGCCAGTTGCAGAACGAGGCGGCGCGCACCCAATTGGGGGTTGCCGAGAAGTCGCAGCAACTCGGCCTGACGGAGGCTGGGGCTCTGACCAAGGCCGGCGCGGAGAAGCAAGCCTACGAGCAGGCGAAACTGGACTTCCCGCTGAAGACCGCGCTGGAGTCGGCTGGGCTGATGCGCGGCCTGCAGGTGCCGATGAGGCAGGCGGAAAGCCGCGTCGGCCCGTACCCGGGCGCCTACGAGACGTCCGACTTGTCAAATGTCCTGGGCATTCTGTCGGTGCTCGGGGCGATGAGGCAAGGGTCGACTGGGGACCAATTCCTCGGGGGGCTGGGGAACATCTTCCGAGACATCACCGGCAGGGATTGGTCGGACATTTTCAGTTCGACTCCATCTTCGACAGATCAAGGCGCGCCGGCTGACGAAGACTATATCGGCGGTTTTGATTGAAGGCAGGAGCGGTCATGGCAAAAGAAGCTGTCGGCTATCTTCCCGGGGAAGAGCCGGGCACGGTCCAAGCGAACCGCGAATACCAAGACGCGCTGCAGAAGATGCTGGCGAGTCTGGACGCGCGGCAGAACCGCATGTTCGACCCGCAACTGCTGGCGCTGGCCGAGGGCTTCCTGAAGCCGACGCAGACGGGCTCCTTCGGCGAGAGCCTGGGTCATGCAGCCGGCAGCCTGCGCGCGGCGCAGGAGAAGCAGGCGCTGGAGGACCAGAAGCTGGCTGAGGCGCGCCTGGGGCTGGCCGGCAAGGGCTTGGAGTTGGAGCGCCAGAAGGCTCGTGAGCGCGCGTTCCGACAACTGGGTGGGGTTGGTGCTCCTGCGGCCGGAGAGGCTCCCACAGGGGCTCCTGGAGCCGTTCCTGGCGGTGCTCCGGGCCCGGCGGGCGCTGCTGCGGTGGCTCAGGGCGTGGCCCAGGCCGGCGCGGGCAGGCTGGCCACGCCAGAGCGAGTGCTTTCGCGCCAAGAGTTCATGGCGCTTCAGGCGGGTGAAGGGACTGTCTCTGCCGCGCAAGCTGAAAGCAACTGGGCCGAGTACCAGAAGCGGGTGGCAGAGACTGAGCGCGGCCGTGCCGAAGCCGAGCGTGCGCGATCCGAGATGGGGGAGCGCCAGATTTACGGCTCAACCTACCGTGTCCCAATCCAGATCGCTCGACAGTTGGACGATGCTCAGACCAGCGGTGATGCCGCGCGGTATAGGGCGGTGGCGGATCAGTTCTTGCGCGGAGCCGGTCAACCTCCGCGGAGCATGACCGAGGCCGACATCGAAAAGACCGGCGCCATGGAGCGAGAGAAAGTGCTCGCGACCGAGTCGGCCAAGATGGAGGCAGGTGTGCCCCAGGTGCGCGACACCGCGATGCAGATTCGAGCAGCGTCCGAGAGGATCATGCGCGACGCCTCAATGTTCCCGCAGGTGTTCGGCGTGTTCGAGCGCCCGAATCTGGCGGCGGCATTTGCCACGCTGGTCGATGAGGGGCTGTCTCTTGGCACCACGCGGGTGAACATGGCCGGGTTCCGCCGGGCGGTGACTCAGGCGATGCCGAGCATGAATCAAGACGCCCTTGACGCGCTGATGCGGTTCGCCGGCAACAAGGCAGAACTCGAACTCCTGTTCCGGCGGAAGTACCTGGGCGGTCAAGGCCAGGGCGCCATCTCCAACATGGAGCAGGCGATGATCCCCAACCTGATCGGCAGCGAGAAGGACACTGCCCAGGTTCTGCAGGACAAGGTTCGGCTGCTGTCGCTGCGCGCTCAGTTCGACCTGAAGGAGGTGCAGAAGTGGAACGAGATGAGCCGGGCGAACCCGAAGCTCACCTACCTGCAGTTCCGGCGGTCGGACGAGTACCAGAAGATGGTGGAAGGCTACGATGAAGCGCTGCGCCGCGAGTTCCGCACCGAGCCGCCGCGCCCCGCTGCCGGCGCTCCTGTCGCGACGCCCCCTGCGCGTCCGGCGGTGGCCGCGCCCGTGCCGGCGACTTCGTCTGCCATGCCTCAACTTAGCCCGGCACCGGGTCGGGTGCGTCGAGACGAGTCGCTGCCCATGCCCGGCGGCGCGCCGTTCTCGAATGCGCTGCGCCGGCTTGAACCGCTTTTACCGACGAGGTGACCATGGCAGACCTGTCGTTCATGTCGCAACTGACGGATGAGCAGCGGCAGTTCGCCGAGGTGATCCGCGAGCGCGCCCGGCAGATGGGCATCCCGCCGGATCTGGCGGTGGCCATTGCCTACCAGGAGAGCCGGCTCAACCCGCAGTCGAAGGATTCAGGCAAGGGCGCCATTGGCATCATGCAGGTGCGGCCGATCGCCGCGCGCGATGTGGGGGTCAACCCCGAGGACTTGCGCGACCCCAACGTCAACATCGACGCCGGCCTGCGCTACCTGAAGAAGGCCCTGACGGAGACGGGCGACCCGCGTCTGGCGGTGGTGTACTACAACGCCGGCCCGGGCACGCTGCAGGCGTTCGACCAAGGAGGTGATCTCCCGCAGGAGACCGAGCAGTATCTGCGGTCGCTGCACTCCTTCGGCGCGTTCACGCCTCGGGCAGAACCTGCTGTCGAGCCCAGTGCAGAACCGGCCGCAGAGCCGCCGAGCGGGTACGAGTTGCCGCCGCGGGTCGAACTGCAGTCGTCAGAGCAGCAGGAGACCAAGAACGCCGATGAGAGGAGGCTGGCCGAGCTCGTTGGCCTGGGGGCTGGTGCCGGCCTGAGCATTGGCCGCGGTGCTGTCGGTGCCGTCAAGGGCGGCGTCAAAACCGCAGCGCAGGCTCTGGGCCAAGGAATTGCCTCCGGGGCGACTGGGGTGCCACCCGCCACCGGCGCGGCGCCTGGAGCGCCTCCTGCGGGCCTTCCTGGGGCTTCTGGTGCGCCTGGGGCTGCGCCGATGGCTCCAGCCAGGACTCCGCCGCGCGGGCCGGTGCAACTGGGAACGCCCGGAACCTATCCGACGGCCACCGGGCCCGGCAGCGCAACCTTCAACTACGGCCGGGTCTTCGGACTGCCGGAGATCGAAGCCGGCCGGGCGCTGGGCACGGGCAAGGCCGAGGGAGAGGTGTGGGACCTGCTGAACAAGCGGCAGGAGGCTCTGACCACCATTCAGCAGCGGTTCCCGAGCGACAACTTCGTGGAGAACCCGCGCTTCGGCGGCATCATGACCCCGGCGCCGAGCGTAGGCCAGGGCCCGCGGCAGTCCTTCGTGGCCCCGGCCGCGCCGCCTGGGCAGCCGACGCCGCCGCTGCAGGCCCTTCCCCCCAGGCTGCCGGTGTCGACGACGCCTCCGAAACCCAGCGGGCTGGAGCAGGTGACGCAGATGTTCTCCCGCGCGGCTCAGACGGGCCTGAAAGCGGTCAAGCCGGTGCTGGCGGCGGCTCAACGGTACGTCGTGCCCCCCCTGGCTCTTGCTCAGGGTGCTGGAGAACTGGTGTCGGCCAAGCAGTCGATGGAGCAGGACGACCCGCTCGGGGCGGCGCTGCGCGGCCTGGGCGGAGCCGGGGCGATCGCGAGCGTGGCCACCCCGGCAGCCCTGCCGGTGGCCGTCGTCGCCCCTCTGGCCCAGGCGTTCCGCGAGCGCATGGCCGAGAACGTCCAGAGGTTCCCGCCCGACACCCGGCCGCTGACCCCCGACGAAGAGGCCATCGCAAGCCGGCCGGCGTTCGTGTACCCGCGGGCGGTGCCTCGCCGGGCTAATCTGTACTGATCAAGCCCGCCAGCTTCTGGTCATGCTGGCGGATGATCGCCATGCACCGCTCGCGTTCGGCGGCGCGGTGCCGGGTTGACAGGACGGCGTCCAGCTTGCGGGCGAAGTCGAGCAGGTTCACCCCGTCGGCGTAGACCCCCGAGGGGTCTTTGTCGTCGACGTAGAAGAAGACCTGCTTGACCAGGGCTTCGTCGATCATTTCGTCTCCCGGTGCTTCCAGTGCTCCCACATCGTGATGGTGTTGCGGGCGATCGCTCGCTGCGGCACCGACCGATACGGGAAGTCGGCCTGGGCCATGAACTCCTCGATGGAGGCTTGCTCGTTGAGGAAGGTCTGATGGAGCTCCGCGGCCTTCTTCGAGGTGAAGAGCTTGCCGTCGGTGGTCTCGATTGCGGTGACTTGTTTCATCGGTAGTCGTTCTTGAGTTGCCAGAAGGTCAGGAGTGCGTGGAACATCTTCCACCCGGTGTCGAGTTCTGCCTGCGTCCACTCCTTGATGACGCAAAGCCCGGGGACGGATCTGGAGACGAAGAGGTTGGCGCACCGGGCGTCGGTCATTCCCAGGCCCACCCGGTAGGCGGCGAGTTGCATCATGTGCTCGTCGTACCCTTGAACCTTGGACGGGTCGGTGAACTCCTTGGTCTTGACGTCAACGACGAACCCGGGCGCGTGGAGGTCGACCTTGCCGCCGAAGCCGGACTCGTGGGAGAAGGGCCTCTCTGCCACCCAGGCTTGGGGGCTGAAGTGTGCGTCGAGTGCCTTGATGACCCCTTGGACGTGCTCCTGGTGGCGGTCGCGCACCTCGCCGCGGTAGAACGCCTCGATGCTGGCGTGGATGTCCGTGCCGGCGTCTGCTGCTGACCGGGCGGCGTCTTTGGAGTCGTCGAGGATTCGGGCGATGTACTCGTCGTCGGACTCGGCGTCGATCTTGGGCAGGGTCAGGGCTGCCAGCAGCACCTGCTCCTGCTTCCAGCGGTCCAGGCCGGGCTGGGCGGCGACCTTCAGGATGGTGGTGACGGACGGGACGAGGTCGAACTTGCGGGCGTCGCGCAAGGTCGTCGGGCGAACCTTGCCGTTGGCCCCCACGATCGTGTAGGCCGGCTCGCCGTTGCGGTCGTACCAGTGGCCGGATTCGGCGGTGTGTGAGGCGATCAGGGACATGGCTTGGGCACCTTGATGTTGTTGGGTGACTGGCGGCGAAGGGCAATGCGCTCCTCGGCCTGGAACTTCTGGGAGTGGGTGAGGCCCTCAAGCAGGGCGATCCAATCGGCCTGTAGGGCTCTCAGAGCCGCCAATTCGGTCGACCTGACTGCTCGGGTGCCTGACCGCGAAAGAATGGCTCTACAGGCTTCCTGAGCGGCCGCAATGACCCCTGAGTCGGTGGCCAGCCGGTCGATGACCAGTTGCTCGGCCAGGGCCGCTGCGGCGAAGATGACATCCCACTGCTTGACGTCGGCTGCGCCTCGACCGACGGCCGTGACCGCAGCGTCGAGCTCCAAGGCCCAGATTGTGCGGTCATCGAGGCTCAGGCGCGCGGCGCCCTGCATGGCCACGAGGTGCGCCTGGGGATGGACGCCTCGGGGCCGGTAGGCTTTGCGGGGGCGAGAACTGCGGGGCATCACCAAGACGGGTTCTGATATGCATCGCGCATTGCATCCCTGAACCTGCGCATCTTCACGACGGCTTCCGCCCACCGTCTACGCTGACGGGCGAGGTAGATATGGTTCGGGTATGTCCGGGCTTTGATGCGTCGGATGCGAGAGCGCTGCTTCATGGCATCTGCCTCCCAATCTCAGCCGCAGCGCGGACGATGGCGCGGCGGGTGGCGGCGAGGGGGTCAAAGTCCTTCCCACGAACATCAGCCAGCGTCTCCATCACAGCCGGCGCCTGCCCGTTGTAAGCCTCCACATACACAGCATGCGGCAGCGCCTTAACAACGACATTCATACGTAGCGCCACAGCCAGCCGCAGCGCCTGCCCATCGTCAAGCAAAGGGTTCCACTGTTCTTCGTAAGGCATCGTCCCCATTCCGCCACCCGCACTAAAAACCCAGACAGGGCGATTCTGAATCGTTCCGTCGGTGCTTTCGTAAATTTTGATCTCCGCCGCCTTCGCGGCAAGTTCAAGCATTTCCCTGTCGCTCATTTCCTCACCTCCGGCCAAGCCCACCAAATCCTGCGCTGCACATCGGCGGGCGCCGCCATCGCAGCCATCTCGGCAGCCTCCTCGGCGTTAAACCACGGGGTCGCGACGAGAGACCACTTCGAGCCGTCCCACCAGCGGTGAAACCGACCCGTGCGGGCCACGCTGGCGCGATACCAGCCCACTGCGGGCGGCGGGCCGGGGTTCCATTCAATGGTCATTCCGTTACCTCCAGTCTACAAAAGCCGGTTAGCTCTTGGTTAGGCCCGTTTCACGTACTCGGCCTTCAGCACCTCAACCATCGCTTCGCACTTGTCGCGGCCCACGCGATCAATAAACTTTGGCATATCCAGCCGGCTGCGCAATCGCTCCATCTGATGGTGGCTCTCGCCCGCTTCCACCAGATCGCGGAACTCGTCCAATTCTTCTTTGCTGTACTCGTTCGTCATCTCGTTTCTCCACCAACGGGCCTAACCCGTCTGTCAACCGGACAAGCCCCGGCAGGCTATTTCGCTTCGGCAGCACCGCACGGGGGCTTGCCGGTTACATCTGCGTTGGGCGGCAAGCGGTGCGGCAGTATTTCCCATCGGCCGTGATCTACCTCGCGCACGGCCCGGCACTTACGCAGCATCCTGGCGGCCACCGCGGCGCCCAACGGGAACACCTGCCCTTTGGCGTTGTGCGTGCGCCGCCCTGGCCACAGGCGCTCGGCCAGCGTATTGGCGCGCAGCGTGCGCAGCCCTTCGGCGTGCATCTCGGCAATCTCCTGCAGTACCACGGCACCAGTTGCGCGCTTCGGAACCGGCCGCCCAACAGGGCAGTCAACCGGAAAACCAACGGCAGGCGCGGCCGTCTCGCTTCGTTCAGGTTTGCTCATGCCGTTGTTTTCCGGTTACTGCCAGCGTTAGGCCTCCCGCGCCATGCGGAGGATGTCATCGCGGGTCATTTGGTTTCCTCCGCCATCTTGATGACGGCATGCACCCTAACCGCCTCGGGCCAATGCTGTCGGCCATGTTCGCGGAGCACCTTGTCGAGGTACTTCAGCGCCTCCAGCAGCGCATCGCGCTGGGCACGCAGTTCTGGCACTAGGTAATCCGGATTCAGCACGAAGCCGGGTGGGGCTTCAAAGACTTTTGGCATGGTTCTCTCCTTCCACTTTCTTGATGGCGGCGCGGGCCTTGACGGCTTCCGGCCAATGCTGGCGCCCGTACTTGTGGAACTCGTAGTCAATGGTTTTCAACGCCTCCAGCAGCGCATCACGCTGCCTCTCCGCCACCCGGGCGCGTTCACACCCAGCGATGCCGCCGCTCTCCCACAACTCATGCCGCTGCTCATCACAGGATGAGGCCAGGGCGGCTGCGAGGGCTGCGTTCTCTGCGTACAGGCGATGCACCTCGTCGCGCCAAGCCACGCGCAGCTTGTCTGCCGCACTTCCAAGCAGATCGTTCTCCGCGTGCAGGCGGCGCAATTCGGCGGCGGCTATCGTTCGGCCCTCGCGCTCCAGTAGTTTCGCCATGTCAACGGCAAATGGTTCGTCTGTTGCGGCGGGACCGCGTTCAACACGGAATTCGGGCTTATCCATGATTCTTCTCCCATGATGCTTTCTCGGCGGCGCGGACTACCTGACGCAGGCTCTGGTGCGTCATGCCGATGCGCTCAATCTCCTCCTTCGTCAGCGGCTTGCGCTGGGGCGGGGTGGCAAACTGCTGCGCGGCTTTGATGGACGCTTCGGCATAGACCAGATCAACCACGCGGGTCATTTGCTCGACCACGGCTTTGTGCGGCAGCCCAAGGTGGAATGTCATTCCGGCATCGCGCATGAGGCGTGTCACATCGTCTGTGTACGGCTCCGGCACCGACTCTGCTGGGCGCTGGGGTGGGGGTGGGGCGGTGTAGAGTTTTGTCCCGACAGGAAAGTCGTCCTCACAGTTCCTGCCAGCCCAATCCAGCGCGTTGCCTGCATACGTTCCGTCGTCGTATTGACGCGCTGCAACTGTCGCCACCGGCTCCACCGCCTCGGCCTGCTGCGCCAGGGCATCCTCTGCCTCAATGCGCCCTTCGCGTTTGCCGATGTTGAATCCGTCCCAGTAGCCGCGCCGGTAATCGGACGGAGGCGTCTCGACAACGCGCTGTTGAGTTGTTGCATTTTCTGCAACTGTCGCCACCGGCTCCACCGGCTCTGCCTGCTGCGCCAGGGCGGCGCGGAGGGCGGTGACGGCTTGGCGCGCTGTCACGGTTCCCAACACGCAGGCGTCACGCTCCCACGACAGGCAGCACTCCAGCAGGTTGCGCAGCGTCGTCGTGTGCGGATCTGCGCTCACCGGCTCTGCCTGCTGCGCTAGGGCGGCCCTGAGATTGCGCAAAGCCTTCTCGTCAATCTTCAGCCGCAACCCTCCAAGGGTGTTGCTGTGTCCTTGGCGGTAGTGCCATTCCAACGCCTCCAGCGCCTGTTCAACCACGGCGCGGTCAATCTGCATGGTGGTCATTGGGTTCCTTTCTTCGTGCATTCCGCACACCGCCAAATCCCCCGACGCAGACTGCTGCCAGGGTGGTCGCGGAAGTCCTTGTTGCAGGCAAAGCACCTGCGGAGGAAGGCTCGGGGGTTGATGGTCATTTCATCACCCCGCGCCAAGGAAGGTTTTGCAT